TTTTATGCATAAATGGTTATATGAGCTGTGAATTAATTTCGACGATTTCTTGGACGGCGTCCTTTACGGACAGGTTTGCGTTGATTGCGAGAGGAGCTACGTTTGCGGTTACGGCTCGCACTACGTCTTCGGGAATTGCGACGTCGTGACGTGCGCCTACGTGATGTGCTACGCGTGATTGAGCGTCTACGTGAGGTTGAGCGGCGTCGTGGGTAAAAGACACGGGTGGCAGGCACACGGTTGCTGTTTGGGACGTTTGTGCGCATGTCGTCACGCCCACCACCAGCAATTGTTTCTATAGCCTTGAGCTCGTCAGACTCTTGGCCGCTATTTTCAAGTTTGGTGGCTGCGATCTTCTTGGTGACGGCGTCGACATTTTCATCGAGTTTGTGGTCGTCTTTCGTGGCGGCTTTGACGATGTCCTTGACCACACTAACCCCGGACTCGAGTAGAGCTGGTATGACGGCTTCACCGCCAATGTTGTACTTGGATTGCATGGCATCAAGGCGAGCTTGCATGATGCGGGTACCGTTGTCGAGCGCTTCGGTGTCGAGTAGTGCAGGTGACGTAGTGAATGTGTTCATGAGACCACCGGGGAGGACGTTGAATTCCCAACCCTGGACGACTTTATGTGCGATACAGGCATTGGCGTTTTGCTCAGACAAGTTGGTGAAACCGACGATGCCCCAGGACCAATCACCCCAAGTTAGATCAGTAGTTGCCTGGTCGCCAAAGAACTCGACTTTCTCAACATAGTTGATGCCAGACAACCAGTTTTGACTGTATGCGCAGATTGGTAGGCTGTTAAGCTGGACGACGCCACCAGCGATGTAACCAGGTTGCACTTTACACCAATTGTTGATGTCATCGGTGACTTGTTGTACCATGAAGGCACCTTCAGTGGAGCGACCGGTGTATGCTTTGGGACTGGTCATTGTGATGTCTGTTGCTTGCGTGATGACGCGACCCAAGGCAACAATCTGTATGATGGTTGTGGTGAATGGTATTGAGCCGAAATTGTGCGCCTCGGTAATTAGATCCCAGTCGAAGCGGTCGGCATTGCGGGTGACAGCACCAACCATAGCACGCAGTTTGAGCGCATTGTGATGTTTCATGCGGCAGGTGGAGACTATGAAGTCAAACAAGCGCTTGGTCTTTTGCGCGAAGTTTGGGGCTTCGGGGTCAGAAAGATGATCGTTGATGTAGGTTGCAACGAACGGCAAAACTGACACCTCAGTGACGGTTGGTTGTATTTGAGCGGCGTAACACATGCCGGTGTTGTTGAAAGCAGTGGCGTCGAGTTCGTAGGTGGAGCTCATGTAAGACAAACGACCACGAGAGAAGTTGCGGGTCGCCTCGGCGATGGTTACTTGCTCGTTCTTGATGCATGGGATGAACACGTTGTCTTCGAAAGGTGTGGCCTTTGATGCGTGGTAGATGGGGTTGAAAAATCCAGGAGAGTGAAGTCGTATCTCACTGAACACGTCAGGTTGGTTGGTTGGTAAGATTGGTGTGCGTTCGCCGGTGAGTCGGTACTCGAGGTGGACACTTGGGTTGGTGGATCGATCAGGATAACCGTTGTAGTTACTAGGTCTGGCAGAAGGTGGGTGGATGTATTTGGCGAGCCAAGCTTTTCCTCCTTCGGTTTGTCCATTTAGTAATTGTTCGTCGAAATATGACATGTAGAATGAGTATGATTAGTAGTGGTGAAGTTGGTAATAGATTAAAGGCTATTTACAAGATTATTATGAGACATCACATACCCCCTTCTTTGAAGTATGTGATGCAACTTTCGGTGTCATATTTTTGTTTCCAATCAAGTTGTGTGCGTGCGTGTCGTAAGAAGTTGTAACAATTATATATGTCACCGCGAGTGATGTTGAAGCCGTGGTTGAAATAATGCATCACGGACATGGCGGCGTAGTATTCGATGGCATCATCACATAATATGACAGACATGTCATTCTCAACATTGCGCATGAGTTGTTCAAATTCCGCTTCGTTGGGTATAACGCGTGACAGAAGACGAGCGCATTTACGATACACATCCGGGAAGAAACCGTGTTTACCATAAAAGAACGTCGCGAATTCAGGGCACTCGGTAGTAGCGATCTTGAACTTGTAGCCACCACGCATGAATAATTGTTGAACTTCACTACGTATCGTTATGTCACGTGCGTTGATGCCAGAGTCATCTCCTTTGAACAAATTCAACACAATGTCGTTCATGTCGAGTATGGCGTAGACAATCGCGATGTTGTTCATTGTGTTCAATACGAGTGTGTACATGTTGCCAGAAGTTTGTTTGTCGTAACACACGCCGGAGGCTGATGCTGGTTCGGCACCGTTAGTTTTCAAACTGACGTCCCAACAATTACGTCTTCTCTTGAAATCGTCAACAATGTGGTTGGGCGCACCGCACATGCGTATAAGCCAACAGTCAAAATCAATGGAGGCGTCACCAACGCTGCTGTCATATTCGCTGAAGTCATTGAGTGTGCTTTTGGGTTTGAAACCGCACTGTTGGTAGGCGCTGCGGACCATTTCGCTAATATGACGGTCTGAGTATCCACATGCAAACAGGACGCGTGTCGTTTTACCGTTGAACAGTTT